GTTATGGCTCTATGGTTTGCCATTATCCGCATACGCGAGATGATGCAGCAAAGCAGCAATGCGTCTAAATGGATGCAGAACCGATGGACAACCCAGGCTCAAGCCTCAAGGCGACAAGCAGTCAATTTAGACGAAGCATTTGCTGAACAATGGTCAGCAACTTACGGTTAGGATACCAAATGGCTAAAGATTCAAGAATTGGCATTACAGGTGGTGGCGGTGCATCAGGTAGGGCATCTGTTGGTAAGAGCGCTGTTCCATCAAAAGAATACAGAGCGCGCAAGGCTGCTGGAATTACAAATAATGGTGGAAAGAATGTAACCCCAATTTACAAAGAATCTGTACCACCACTTCCACAGGGTGCGCCAAAAGTTAAGTATAGCCCAAATGTAACTGTTCAAGCACCTGGTAAACTAGGTAAAATGGAAACTCATATTGATTTGCATTACCATCCAAAATACTCTAAGTAAATAATTTTTCCCTTTAATCGTTAGGACAACAATGGCATTATCAATGGAACAGGTAGCAGCACGCGTTGAAGCGTTGCGCTACCGTAACCACGACAGAGATGCTCGTAACCTTAGCGTACTTGCAGTCCGTAAAGGCCAGATTGCATCTGTATACCCCGAGTTCTTTCCAGAGGGCGTAGATGCCAACGTAGTAGCCAACTTTATTGATGTGGTAGCACGCGACCTTTCTGAGGTTATGGCTCCACTTCCAGCAATCAACTGCTCTGCTGCTAACTCTGTCAGCGACAAGGCGCGTACTTTTGCTGACAAGCGTACCCGTATTGCAGCCAATTACTTCTCTCATTCTGACCTGTCAGTACAGATGTACTCTGGCGCAGACTGGTACTTAACCTATGGTTTCGTTCCGTTCATGATTGAATTGGACGAAGAAAGCAAGTTGCCGCGTATCCGCGTAGAAAATCCAATTGGGGCTTACCCAGAATTTGACCGCTACGGACGCTGTGTGGCATTTGCTAAACGCTATATGATGACTCTTGGAGAACTTGTTTCACAGTTCCCAGAGTATGAAACTCAAATCCTTGGTCGTGAAGGCTATCAACAGGACCTGCATGCGCAGGTTGAGATGGTTCGTTACTTCGATAAGGACCAATCAGTAATTTACTTGCCCAAGAAGGGCAATTTAGTTCTATCTAGCGCATTGAATCCAATGGGCAAGATGATGGTTGTCGTGGCGCGTAAGCCGTCTATTGACGGTGAGATGCGTGGACAATTCGACGACGTATTAGGTATTCAACTTCTCCGCAACCGTTTCGCCTTATTGGCAATGGAAGCAGCAGAGAAGAGCGTGCAAGCGCCAATCGTATTACCGCAAGACGTACAAGAACTCCAGTTGGGTGGAGATGCGGTTATCCGTACCTCCAACCCAGCGGGCGTTCGTCGTGTCGAATTAAACATTCCACAAGGCGCGTTCACAGAAGCACAACTCCTTAACCAGGAACTTCGTGCAGGCACTCGTTACCCAGAGGGACGCTCTGGTAACATTGATGCTAGCATTGTTACAGGTCAAGGCGTACAGGCACTTATGGGTGCCTTTGATACACAGGTCAAGTCAGCACAGGCAATCTTTGCATCCGCTCTACGCGATGTTGTATCTCTCTGCTTTGAAGTAGATGAGAAGATTTTTGCAGAAGAGAAGACAATTCGTGGTGTAGACTCTGGTAGCCCATATGAGATTACCTACAAGCCATCTAAGGACATCAAGGGTGATTACTCTGCCGATGTACGCTATGGTATGCTTGCTGGTCTTAACCCTGCACAGGGGCTTATCTTCATGCTACAGGCTCTTGGTGGTGGACTTATCTCCAAGGATATGGCAATGCGTGAACTTCCATTCACAGTTAATGTCACACAAGAACTTGAAAAGATTGAAATCGAAAACATGCGTTCATCACTCCTTAGTGGTATTACTGCAATGGCTCAGGCTATTCCAGCAATGGCTACATCGGGTGGAGACCCAGCATCTATCGTAACTAAGATTGCAGGAGTAATTTCCGCACGTCAAAAGGGCCAGTCTCTCGAAGAGGCTATTTCTAACGTGTTTGCTCCACAGCAACCAGTTCCTCCTGCTGGGGTTGCAAGTTCTCCTGTTGAGCAGCCGTCCCCTGTTCCAGGCGCGGCTCCAGTGGGAGGCTCTCCAGCAGATATGGGTATGGCACCACCAACGGCACCACCAGACCTACAAACAATTTTATCTACCCTTAGCGGTAGCGGCAAGGCCTCGGGACGAGTAACAACTAAGGGATAAAATGACAACTCTAGTAGCGATACAAGGTGACGGTTGGTCGGTATTAGGATGTGATTCAAGGCTCAGCGATGAGCATGGTCGCTTTCAAATTGCAAAGACACCCAAGATAGTAGATAACAACGGTATATTAATTGCGGGATGTGGCTCATCAAGAGCGAGTAATATCTTGCACTATGGCTATGTACAACCTAAGCCAACAATTAAAGAAGATTTAAATACTTACATGACAGTAAAGTTTATACCGCAAATGCGCAAAAACTTTATAGATGCTGGTATTGACATGAAGGAGGACGGTGATGTCGCACTTATTGATGGCGGATTCATCATCTCAGTCAAAGGGCAAGTCTTTTCGGTTTCTGAAGACTATTCTTGGGATACCGATATTCGTAACGTATATGTTATGGGTAGCGGTGGCGATGTTGCCCTCGGCGCATTGGCAGCGCTGGGTGTGGAAAAAGTAAAGACTATTAACCAAGCAGAGAACATTGTTCGTAAGGCAATTGCTATTGCAATCCAATATGACAATATGTGCTCTGAACCAATTCATATATTTAAACAATACGCATAGGAGTAAACATGGGTGGAAAAGGAAGCGGTGGCGCTAATGGCGGACCACAGTACAATCCAGCAAATGTTTCAGGCACGGGCGGTGCTGGACAAAGCGGTAACTATACTGGCTTTGGCTATGGACAGAACCAAGAACTGAACCAATCGCGTATTCAGGGCAATCAAGCAATGGCAACAACAAAGGCGGCAGGCGTGACAACCTCACAAGGTCCTTACGAAGGCGTTAATATGCCTCAACTAGGAACATTATTTGACCCAACAAGCAGACCAGATGAACCAATTACGGCTGGCGTAGACGGCAATACTCCTGGTCCAGGAAGTAACATACTTCCAAAGAGCCTGATGAATAATACTCGCATCGATGAAAACGCAAAGATTGCGGAGCAGTACTTGCCAGATTTGGCATTGGCTGCAAGGTCGCCAAATGCTCCAGATTCATTTAAGCGTTTTGTAAACTATCTTATCGAGAATGCTCAGGGAACAAACCCTAATGGCTGATGCAGCATGGATGCCTGGAAGTTTCTTTGACAACATTGACAAGTTTGCAAATTCACTTGGATATCAGAATGCAGGAATTGTCATGGAACTATCAATGATTTCCTGGCCTTCTCCAGAAGAAAGAGATTCTTTTATCATAGGCATTACTAATCAAGACCCGCAAGGCGGGACCGAAAAAAATTATATTAAACAAAAATACTAGGGGGTAAGAATGTCTTCATGGGATTCATTTAAATCCACCTTTGGTTCTGTTCTCAAAAAATATACAGGTGGCGGTTCTTACCTAAATGAGGATGAACAAAAAAGAGAAGAAGCATTTACTTCAAGCATAAGAAGTGCTCTTGATACAGTAAACAAAGAAATAGAATCTACCGCTCCAGGACGCGTTGCTAAAGCAGCAACTAAATTTACAGCAGACCTACTTCTTAAAGGTGCTGTTCAGTTCAACAACAAGATTTACTCACCGTTTATCTCTCGCCCAATATCAACATTAGGGTTGCTTACTGATGTAACATCACCTCTTTATCAAAAGGGTCAGTATGAAGAGGGCTTCCAATTTTCTGATATTAAAGCAGCGTATAACCGCAGCCAAAAAGTTTCTGCAATGCAGGCTCTTACAAAGTCAAACTTAATACCATTTATCAACCCTATATCACAGGCTGTTCTTTCTACTGGAAAGATTAATCTTGATACTGTCAATTTATTTAATGACGAAAGTATCAAGCAGAACTTTGTCGATAATGCAGTTGGTCGCTGGTATACTGGTGTTGGTGACTTCCTTGTAGGAAACAAGGGCATTGGTCTTGCTGGCAAGGCTGTTGGCATTGGTGTCAAGACTGTTGCAAAGCCTGCGGGCCTCTATACTAAAGGCAAGAGCGTTGATGCTTTTGCGACAGATATGGAAAATGGCATTCTATATGCCAACACAAACGGTGCTCAAGGTGCTATGACTGTTTCAGGAAGCCACGCACTTGTGCTTGCTGGTACTAAAGACTGGGGTATTGTTGAAGACCTAGTTATGAAGTACAGCACTAATGAGAAGTTAATTCCAATTATCCGTGAAACATCGGATGCGAATGTTGTTAAAGACCTCATCCTTGCTGATAAGGGAAACACCGCAGCGCTAGAGCGTTTAGCGGCAACATCAAGCGACAAACTATTTGACATTGCTGACGTTAAGTCACAGATACGCAATAAGGCTATTCAAGACGGACAACTACCTATGCCAACTGGTCTAGCGGCTGTGCGTTTAAAGAAAGCATTTGATGACGCTATTGCTAGTGACCCACAGTTTAAAAAGATTAAAGATGCATTCTTTGACGAGAACAATGACAGACCTTACGGTGCAAAAGAGTTCATGCCTATTGAACCAGTCTTTGGCGCATCTGCACTAATCAAGGGACAGGGTGCAATTCGCGGAGCAAAGTCTGCAATTCGCAGTCGTGAGTACGAAAAGGTATCAGGATTCCTTGAGACCACAATTGGCACAACTGCTGGTGGGTTGGTCATGAAGGGTATTCGCCTCGCTGGTCGTGCAACCGAAGCGCTCCCTGCTGGCTTCGTATCCCTATCAGGTATGCGCCCAATGCAAGCGCGTGTAGAACTTACTGGCTTCCTCAATAACATGAAGATGCTTAGAGATGGTTCCGCCAAGATTGAAGTAGCACCTAAAGTATTTGAAAAGGTTTCAGTTGTTCGTGCTCGTCTAGAAGATGAATATATGAACACTCTTGGTAAGGGTCAGGTTGCCCAAGTAGAAGCACTTAAGTCAATCGACGCTACGGTTGGTCGTTTGCTTGCATACAAGGCTGGAATATATGACGAAAAACAGATTAATGCTTATGTAGCACGCTTCCAAATGAATGTTAGCAAGGGAATGCAGTCTGTTAAAGAAAACGGATTTGGTATCGGCTACGATGGGAACGTCACACTCGTAAAGCCTCAGACACTGCGCCAGTTTGCAGAATCTTATCGCTTTACCCCTTGGGATGATATCGAGACCCAACTTGATATCGAAGCAGCAAAAGGATTCACTAAGGCTGGCAAAGTTGTAAATCGCGGCGGAAGAGATGTCTTTGGCGAACTCAACAAGGTATGGACATTTGATGTTCTTGCTCGTCCATCATACGCATTTAAGCAGTCATTGTTTGAACCAATCATTAGCGTTGGTCTATCACAGGGCATTGCTTTTGTAAGAGATGAGATTATTACGCAAGGCACCAAGCGAGCATCTATAAACTTTTATAACTGGTCTAATGACCAGATTAGAAAAAAGGTTACTAACAAGGCAGAGTACAAGGCTGTTTCTACAAATGTATCAGACAGGTCTACAATGTTGCAGCAGGCTATTGCTGCCAAGAATTATGCAGAGACATCTGTCAGCGACCTACTTAAGAACGCTTCTCCTGCTACAAAGTCACAGCACTTATCTGCTGCAAGAAAAGAACTAAAGGCTATTGAAAAAATAGTTGATGGCATAGAACTAGACTTACGCGATGCAATGGTTCCTTACGGAGTCACAGAGGCAGTTCCAAGCATGGCAACACTAGAGCGTAGAATTGCATACCTCGATGCCAACCCAGGTATTAGTAAGAAAAGTAAAGAAATTGCAAGCGCTAAAACAGCAATCAATAATTACAAGAACATAGTCAGCAAGATGGCAACTAATAAAAAAGTAATTATGGATGCTGACGATGCGGTTCAAAAAGCATATTTTGACATTGATGTTGCTATTAAAGAACTCGGCGAAGCCAGAGTCAAGCAGGCGGATGTATTTGGTAAGAGCGCAAAGTTTAAAGAGCGCTACTACTCAAAAGAAAAGCATACCATTGTTATTAATGGAACACAGCACCATATTGATTCTTTCATTCAGGAACAGACGGATGGAAGCCCAAGTAACTTTACAACAGCGGTACGCGCAGAAACACAGAACGCTAGAACACAGCAGATTAACTTTGCTGGAGAAATGGCTGTTGCTGCAAATGTTGCTGCAATTAAACGCAAGATTCCTATGGCTAAGATTGGCATTGGGGAGCCCAACTACTTTGAGGAGTTAGCAGACATTGCTAACCGTCAGTATCGTGGCGAGCCTCTTATGGACTTAATCTTTGCCGAGACTCCAGTAGAAGAGATTCTAAAGTGGGGTAAGACTCCCGTTGGAACATCATATCTCAAGGCATTTGGAATTGTTGACGAAAAGCAGATTCCTGCTTACCTCACCGAAAAGGTTGAACTTGTTAAGCGCATGTACCCATCCAATGAGGCTAGAGCAGCAATTCTTAAGGGTGAAGTAACATCACAGCAACTTGAGAAGTTCCTCGCTCCATACGCTGACGAGTTATACGATATCATCCCAGCCAACCATAACTATGAAGCATTGACATTTGGCGTAAGCGGAGTTGCTAGCGCAACTCAAGGCTACAACAAGATGATGACTAAAGTAATGACGAAACTAGCAAGTGTTGAAAATCCTATTCGTGCTGCTTTGTTTGATAAGTTAGCAACTGAGAATGTTGCACGCCGAGCACAGTATTTGATAGACCAGGGTGTCGAGATGACGACCACTCAGTACAACGCTTTGCGTCAAGGTGCGGGCCGTGAGGCTCTACAGGAGATGGAAAAGACTCTTTATACCATCAACAACCCTAACCGCCTCATTAACTCACTACGCGGTATTATTGCATTCCCTGGTGCTAATGCTAACGCATTCATGCGCTATGGTCGCCTTGCAGCAAAGAACCCAGTTCGTGCAGCAAACTTAGTATCTAACTACGGGCGCACATACACAACATTTGGTGTAGACGAATACGGCAACCCAACCGATGATATTAACAAGATGAGTCACTTGGTTGTACCTGGAACCAAAGAACTAGGTGTGGGCTCAAGAGGCGAAGGAATTAAACTCAGTGCTCAGTCACTAGGTTTCCTACTTAACCGCCCAGGACCATCATTCGTTACAAGTCTTTCGGTTGGCCAAATTATGCAGAAGTTCCATAAGTCAGAAGCAGAAGTTGAAGAACTAATGACATGGGGCGGAACTAACTGGTACAAGGTTATCTTTCCTTACGGACCACCAACATCAGTAAGAGATGCCTACACTCCACCTTGGGTTAAGAACATAGTTAACTCTGGACCAGACTGGCAACGCGAACTTGCTAGCAAGATATTCGGTCAGAGCGGACAAAGAGATTATTTAAGTTCATGGAAGTCCGTTTACAACTACAATGCAATGTTAGTTGAAATGGGAATTGAAAAGGACATGCCCTCTGATGCTGATATAGAGAAGCAAGTAAAGGGCCTATTCCGCGCTAAGTTCCTTTCTACATTTGCATCACCTTATGCTGGTATTCCTTACAAGATAGAAACTTCACCAATGGCGCTTACTTCAAGCCTATACTGGAAGTTACAGGAAAAGTACGGTCCTAACGGACAGGGCATGTCTTCACAGGATGCACGTGATGCTGCTGGCGAAGAAATGCTTGCATTGCTTGGTCCTAAGTTCATGCTTGATAGAGTAACTTTTACTGGTTCATCTAAGAATGTAAACCTTCCTGCAACAAGCGAGGCATACGCCCGAGTAATGGAAGATAACAATGATTTAGTTGCCCGACTTGCGAACATTGAACCAGGTGAAATTGGACTGATTGGGTTGCTAACTGCTGACTTGGATTACGACCCAACAAAGCAGTCAAACAATATCCTTACGCTCCTTGCTAACCCTAGCGCAACGCTTCCAGGAACAAGCAAGAACCTTAATGAACTCAAGATGACTCCACAGGAGATTGAGACTGAGCGTCTTAAGCAGCGCACATGGAATACCTATATGGCTACCAAGGCTGCCCTAGAAGCCAAGATTACCGATGGTAAGACATTGCGTGCTCACCCAGAACTTAAGGTTGTACTAGATAACCTTGCGGTTACTGTCTTTAAGGAACAAAGCCAAGCCTGGTATGACCAATACCAACTTGCTCAGAGCGGTGACACCTCTTACAAGTACGCTCGCGCACTTACCGAGATTACCAGTGACAAGAAGTTTATGGACAAAAATGGCAACAGCCAGTTCTGGTTAGATGCGCAAGAGTTCCTAAATGCTCGCTCAATGTTTTCTCAAGCATATCAAATGCTACCAGATTATGACCCACGCAAGGCTATGCTTAGAGATGCATACAATATGTGGACAGAGCAGAATACTGGTCAATGGGATAGCAACTTGAAAACAATTATTACACGATACTTTGACAACGACTCACTAAAGGCGGCTAACTAATATGGCAGACCCAAAGACACCATTGGCTGACCAGCAAAAGGTTCCTACCGATGTAAAAGCAATTATTGATGCAGTTTTTGCAAGTAGCGGGAGCGCCACTAGTAACGCAAAGTCTGGAACAGATACATCAACTAAGAAGACTAAGTTAACACCTGCTACAGCACTAGAGATTATGAATCTAGCCGCAGAAAGTGCTGGCTATGCTGTAAAGTTTACAAATGCAGATGTAGAGCAATTTATTAAAGAGTTTGATGATGAGCAGGGCAAGCAAGTCCAAAAGGTTATTACTTCTACTGCCAGTAAACTAGCCCCTGGCGGAACCACTGCTGGTGCGGTTGATAAAACAATTTCTTCTACGGCAACAACAGAGTATCCATCTTTCTTTAAACCTTCTGATTTTGCTATGGACTGGGTTTGGAAAAAGGTTGACTTCCAAGACGAAAAATCACTAGGAGCCAAATCTCTTGGTGTACTAGCAGAGGTTCGCGGTCTTGTTGAAAAGTTTCAAATCATGGGTGTTTCAGACAGAGAAGTAAAAAACATTGCAAAGTTGATTGCTAAAGGAGACAAGACTCTTGATGAGTACACTGTTGACTTGCAGGCAAAGGCTGCTGTTGAATTTCCGCAGTTTGCGGATAGATTTAAGTCAGACCCAAAACTGACAACCTACGATATTGCTTCACCTATTATTAACATGGTTGCTGACACGCTAAGCGTTGACCCTAAGACAATCAAGATGAATCACCCAATTGTTCTGGCATATACACGCTATGCTGGTGCAGACGGAAAAGGAACACCACCGTCATACTATGACTTGCTGCTTAAGACAAAGCAGTTGCCAGAGTACCAGTTATCCCCACAAGCAAATAACGAAGCCCGTGATGGAGCAACATCACTTGGCAATGCGTTAGGATTTGGAATATAATGGCCCGCAGTTTTAGAGAAGCCGAAGAAGCATCCAATGCCCAGGGAACAGTACAAGCGGCTCTTGATTTTGCTTTAGCAAATGCTAAAAAGAATCCTACACAGGAAAATATTAATATTGCAAAAGACACTTTTGCTGCACGACAAGCAACTATTGCTACGCAACCATCTTCTGCAAATATTGCGGCTTCTGTAAAAGAAGTTGTTAAGAGTTTGCCTGGAACTAAAGCAACTAATACTGCTAATATTGCTGAAGCGGAATCAGCAGTAAAAGCAGCAAATGCTGCAGGTGAAGAAGCAAGAGTAATAGCAGAAAAGGTAGGAAAGGTTCCAGAAGGAACATTCAAGCCAGTTGGTACAATACTTCGTTACAACCCAGGCTCAACTCCTGGCAGTCGAATCCCTGTATACTCTGATGGCGTTGGTGGAGAGTTCCTAGGGGAAGAAACCTTTAACCCAGTTCAACCTGGAAGTAGCGGATTTTCAGATACTTCTTTTGGAGCAAGCACTAATGTAACCCTTGCTCGCAATACTTTTGCTAATACCATGGCTCTTTTGGTTGGAGAAACCGAAGCGTCACAACCTTGGGTTAATGAATTATACGACCTTATGCAAGGATTTTTAAACACAGGCTCCACTATTGAAGAAGCGCAAAACCTTGCGTTGCGTGAAGCAAGAAACAAGGGAACCGCCTCTAAGTTTGTACAGCGCTTTAGCGCAGTTTTTAAATTGCAAGATAGACTTAATGCTGGCGAAACAGTACAGGTTCCATCTATTGCAGATTATGTAAAGTCAGAACAGAAACTTGGAGAGGTACTTCGTGCCGTAAATCTAGGTGAACTAGCCACCCAAGAAGTGGCTGCAAGAGTTTTTGGCGATGCCAATAAATCCGTAGATGAAGCAGCGGCATTAATTGTAGATGTTTTTTCAGCAATCGATAACGCTCCTAAGGCTCTTAAAGATGACCTAACGGTATACTTTCCTGGAGCAGATAGAACCTCTGTCGCTAAGGCACTGTTGCTTGGCAAAGAAGGCTCTATTGAACTTACTAAAAAACTTAAGGGTATCGAACAATACTCTGCCGCTAAATCACAGGGTGTTAACATTGACCTAGCCACTGGCGCAGACCTTGCAGCAGGTGGTGCGGAGTATGGCACATCTCTTGATAAATTTGCAACAGTTAAAAACCTAGAGCGTGGACAGCAACTTGGTAAGATTAGTGGTATTGACTTTACTCAGCAGGATGCAATTGCATCTACATTCCAATCAAATGCTGCTGCAGATGAGGAAATTCGCAGAATTAATGAAGAAGAAAAAAACAGATTTGCTGCCAGAAGCGGATACCTACCTTCGCAAAATAGAAGCACCGCAGGCAAAATCTAAATAGAATCCTGAACGGACCCATCGGCCCCGTCAGAGTAATAGACCGATAGCAAGAGCCAATCTGGTTCCCCGACCAACAATTGAGGCTTGCGACTACAACGAATAGAAGGGTGGTTGCTATGAGCAACAACTACTGGGATGACGAAGACGAAGACCAAGATACCGAAATGGAAACACCAATGGATGGAAGCGACCTCTTAAAGAAGTTGCGTAAAGCCAAGCGTGCAGACGAAAAGCGTATCAAAGACCTCACTGAGCAACTTGAGACATTGTCCAAGGGGCAGCGTGAGCGTATCGTCAAAGAAACCCTAGAAAAGAAAGGTGTGAATCCTAAAGCAATACGACTAGTCATGAAAGACTTGGATGATATTAACGAGGAGTCAGTGAATAACTGGCTTGATGATAATGCAGACTTGTTTGGACTAGAGGTACGCCAGGATGCGCCTGAAACGAATAACCAAAATCGTGCGGCACTACGCCAGCAAGACTTGGTTACTCAGGGTGCAATAACACCTGACCGAGCCGAAGACATGTCAATGAGAATTGCTAACGCGGATTCCGCGGAAGAAATCATTAACATGATTTACGGCGCACAAAACTAATCATAGTTTCTAACTACAAAAAGGAAATAACCTAAATGGCTAACTCATACGTATCCACAGATTCCGCCTCACTCGGCGGAACAGTTGGTAGTGCAGGTTTAGTACAGAAGGCTTATGACCGACTTCTCGAGTTTGCTCTCCGTTCAGAGCCACTCATTCGTTCAGTCGCAGATAAGCGTCCTGCTAAGCAAAGCATTCCAGGTTCAACAGTTGTTCTACAACGCTACGTTGACCTATCAGCAGCAACAACTGCTCTTACAGAAGCAACAGACCCAGATGCAGTAGCAATGTCTACACCGACATCAGTTACAATTACTCTTAACGAGTACGGTAACTCTGTCCTTGTAACACGTGCTTTGGAACTCTTCAGCCTCGCTGATGTAGACCCAGCAATTGCTAACATCATCGCATTCAACCTTGCAGATTCAATCGACGCAGTAGCAATGGCAACATTGCGTGGCGGAACAAACGTAATCTACTCAGGTTCAACTGCAACATCAACAGCAACAATTACTGCTGCTGCAACACTTTCTTCTGCTAACATCCGCAAGGCTGTTGCAAAGTTGCGTGCTGGCAAGTCTGTTGCTCGCAAGGGCTCACTATACTGGGCTGGTCTCCACCCAGAAGTTTCACACGACCTTCGTGCAGAAACAGGTTCAGCAGGATGGCTTCTTCCTAACCAATACGGTTCTTCACAGGACCGCATCTGGGCGGGAGAAATTGGTACATACGAAGGTGCATACTTCGTAGAGTCACCACGTTTGTACAATGCTACAGACGGAGCATCATCTGCTCGCAACTACCGCACAATCATCGCTGGACAGCAAGCGCTTGCAGAAGCAGTTGCTGAAGAGCCACATGTAGTCATCGGACCAGTCGTTGACAAGTTGATGCGTCACCGCCCAATGGGTTGGTACGGCGTACTTGGCTTTGCTCGCTACCGCGAAGAAGCACTATACCGAATCGAATCAGGTTCATCAATCGCTTAGTTGATTGACGGGTGGGGCTAGGGAAACCTAGCCTCATCAGTAAGTTAACTAGAAGGAGTATCATGGCAAACTGGACATTCAAACCTCCATATGTACTAGAAGGTCCATCTGGCGGACACAGATTATTTTACTTTGCAAATTTACGCAAGGGCGTTACTATCGTAAAGAGTGCGGGTGAATATTCCCAAACTCGTTACCCAGTAGATGAAGACCTACTTGAGTATCAAGAAGTTTACCGAGGTGGGTACGAGCACACGGTAGATGACGCTACAAAGGCAGCACTAATTGCTGGTGGAGTAGAAGTAACAGAGGCTAATTTTACAGCACAATAAAGGGACAAATGAGTTTACATCGAGTACAGACACATCCAGAATATGTAGAAGGTTGTTTTGGATGTAAGGTTATGACACTTGAACTAGGTACAGGTGATGCAACTAGAGATGTTTCCGATAAGAAGTGGACCTCTGAATTGCAAGCATACCGAGACGCTAAGGCGCAAGGTATCCAACCAGGTGGCACAACAAGAGCACATGTAGAAGCAGCACATGCTGCATCAGAAACTTTAGGCAAACCGTACAACTCAGAAACAATGCCTAAAGCGCACCAAATAACTAAAAAAACCGCCGAAGTAATGAAAGAGATTGGACAAGCATAATGCCAAAAGTTGGAAATAAGAAGTTCCCATACACAGCCAAGGGTAAGGCAGCGGCCAAGAAGGCTGCATATAAGGCTGGCGAAAAGATGGAATCTAAGTCCATGAAAATGAAAGAAATGAAAATGGGCATGAAGAAGATGGGCAAGAAGAAATAATGCCAAAGAAGAAGAATAATTATTTTGAAAACATCGCAAAAGAAATCAACGATGTCTACCAGGCTAATCGCCGTACACTTGAGATGAGCAATACATCAGGGCCAGGAACTGATGAGATGGCAAATACACTTGCTGGAATTGCACGCCGTCAAGGTGGTCAACTAGCGGGAGCAGTACTTATGGGCGCTCGTTATGACCGTAAGGGAAGACGGATTAAAGGTTGAAAAAGAAATGAAAGACTCAAGGCTAACTCGGGCAGGCGTATCTGGTTTTAATAAACCAAAGCGTACACCAACCCATCCAAAGAAATCACATGTAGTGGTTGCGAAAGTTGGCACTCAAGTAAAGACAATTCGCTTTGGACAACAGGGTGTGTCTGGTTCTCCAGATGGAAGTGCAAGGAATAAATCATTCAAAGCAAGACATGCTAAGAATATTTCAAAAGGAAAAATGAGTGCCGCATACTGGGCAGATAAGGTAAAATGGTAAATACTATGGCAATTGCATCAAATATGAATGACGGTGGAAACCTCAAGAAGAAGGCTCCCGTTAAAGTTAAGCAGGACATGATTGATTTTATTAAGACTCAAGGAATGACTAAGGCTCTCAAGCGTGCTGGAGAAATTAAGGCTAGCGGTAAGGGTGGAGAAGCAGAGTTCCTTGAAGGCGTACGCCGCATGTATGGTGCTAGCCGTCTATCAGCAGCAACTAAGACATCAACGCCAACAAAGTTGAATGCACCAGCAGGCGCTAACAAGAAGCCAGCAAGTCGACTATCAAAGTCATCAGCATCTGTTTCTACAAAGTTTGATGCTAAGAAGGCTGCTTCTACTTCCCTACGAGCAGGAAACGCTAAGGCTAGCATGGATGCTGGACGTGGAGTTTCATCAACAAAGCCAAAGCCAAAGCCAGCGGTAAAGAAGTCGACAACGACTGACCCACTTGCAAGAGCCGTCTTTGGTGTAACCAAGAAGGTCGGAGCAGCATTTACTCCAGACTGGAAGAAGAAAGAAGCAGCCAAGAAGGCTGCCAAGAATAAGTAATTAGAAAAGGTGGGGACAATGGCACAAGAAACAGTATCAATCGCTTGGTGCGATAATGGAATGGTTGATGGCAAGTTCATGCAGGGTGTCACTGATGTGATGCTTAAATCTGGATTAGAATTTACATCAACGCTACGAAGCCAAGGCAACCAAATTGCTAGACAGCGTGAAAAGATAATTCGTTACTGGTACGAAAATAATACCTCGGAGTGGTTGCTCTGGGTTGACTCAGATGTTGTTATTACACCAGAAAAGTTTAGGCTACTCTGGGATAACAGGGATGCAAAAGAGCGCCCTATCCTTACTGGGGTTTACTTTACAACAGACACCCCAGAAGAACCATTGATGATTCCAATGCCAACTATCTTTAACTTCTCAGAAGCCGAAGATGGTGTGGTCGGTATTAAGAGGGTTCACCCAATGCCAGAGAATGAACTCATTAAAGTTGAGGCAGCGGGTATGGGATTTGTTCTTATGCACCGAAATGTAATTGACAAGATTATTGAAGCAGTGGGCAACGAGATTGCCATCTTCAATGAGATTGGAACTGGCAAGACATTTATGGGTGAGGACATCTACTTCTTTGCACTGGTTGGCAAAGCAGATGTTCCAGTCTACTGTCATACAGGTGCGGTAGTTCCACATATGAAACGATTCTCATTTGATGAGCATTACTATAAAGCATTCTTTGGTGGCACTAAGCCTAAAGAGAAGTCAAATTTAATATTACCAAAACGCTAAGAGGAGTTAACAATGGCACTAGGCATAGCAGGAAGCAGTCTTACAGCAGAACTTAACAGGCTGGCAGGCACTACTGGACTTGATGAGCAGGGCGCTGCAAACGCTTGGGCTGCAACCTCTGGACTTGCAACTGTAGGCGCTTTGAACATTAAGGTATCCTCATCGCGTACAAGGGACAAATTTAAGGACATCGACGGTGTCTGTAACGAACTTGCTGGAACAACTGGACTAGCAGCCCCTGCAGCGTTAAGGAGCATAAACGTATAATGAGTGCAAAACATAACCTAGTCTGCGAAGAAGGCGCTACCTTCACATTTAACTTTACAATCAAAACTGGCGATACGCTATGGAACCTTACTGGCTACACTGCCACAATGACTATCCGCCCATTCATTGGGTCAACTGAGACTACACTTCTTGCTACTAATGCTAATGGTAGAATTGTTCTGGGCGGTGCCGCTGGCACTGTAGCCGTTACATTCAACTCCACAACAACTGCTGCTCTAACTTCTGGCAAGTATGCGTATGACCTGGTACTTGATTCTGGTACTGTCGTTACACGCCTTCTTGAAGGAAAGTTCGTGGTAACACCTTCGGTGACTCAATGAGTGAGACAGTTGTAATTGTACAGCAATCATCTGCTGATAATATCTCTGTCAATGTAAGTCCAGACACTGCTGCCATTGAGGTAATTGTCGAAACAGTTACCTCTCCCGAAACTACTGTTGTTGTTGCAAATGACCAAGGACCACAAGGTATCCCAGGAGATACAGGTCCTACTGGCCCTGCTAATACTCTCTCTGTCGGTACAGTTACAGGTGGCGTTACTGCTGCCGTAACCATCACTGGTACTGCTCCAACACAAACTCTTAACCTAGTCCTACCTAAAGGCGATACTGGCAATACAGGCGCTACTGGTGCAACGGGTGCAACGGGTGCCACAGGCCCTACAGGGGCTACAGGACCGACGGGTGCAACTGGAGCCACTGGTTCTACAGGCTCTACAGGAACGGCTGCTACAATCGCTGCAGGCACCGTTACCACAGGTATCGCTGGTTCATCCGCATCAGTAACTAATACTGGTACATCTTCTACCGCCATATTTGACTTTGTAATTCCACGTGGAGATGTCGGCGCTACTGGTGCTACAGGTTCTACTGGCGCAGCAGGTTCTACTGGAGCCACAGGTGCCACGGGACCAACTGGTCCTGCAGGTTCTACTGGAGCCACAGGCGCCACAGGTGCAACGGGTGCTGCAGGTGTATCTGGTGTTATTAGTGTAACCGCTCCCATCACTAATTCAGGCACATCTACATCTGCTACAATTGGCATTGACCAGACTGGTATTACTATTGCTGAGTCACAGGTCACGGGACTTGTATCTGATTTGGCTGCTAAACTTGCTTCTACCACAGCAGCATCTACCTACGAAACTATTACCAATGTTGCGCTTAAAGCGCCGTTGGCTTCTCCTGCGCTTACTGGTACTCCTACAGCGCCTACTGCAACTGCTGGCACTAACACCACTCAGGTTGCTACTACAGAATTCGTAGGTACTGCCGTATCTAATTTAGTTGCAGCAGCACCTGGTGCACTTGATACTCTTGATGAGTTGGCTGCTGCATTGGGCGATGATGCCAACTTCTCAACTACAGTAACTAACTCTATTGCTACTAAAGCACCTATTGCTTCCCCTACATTTACTGGTACTGTAACAATTCCAGCAGGCTCAGCAATTACTGGTGTTCCCTATCTTGCTACCGCTAATACTTTTACTGCTTCTCAAACAGTTCAACCTACTTCAACATCTGCCGTTGGATTGATTGTCAAAGGACTCGCCTCTCAAACCGCTAGTCTACAGCAGTGGCAGAACTCTACTGGAACTATGCTTTTAGAAATTTCAGCAGGTGGGGATTTATTTATGTCTAATCTCACCAGAGCATTCTTTGGTGGGTCAAGTACAGATGCATATCTTAATGTGTCAACTTCTGGAAATGCAGCAAGGCAAGGAATTATTGTCAAAGGCGCAACCTCTCAGACCGCAGACCTACAGCAGTGGCAGAACTCTGCAGGTACAGTACTAAGCCAAGTTTATGCTAGTGGCAATGCAAGATTCAGTTCTGGTACTGCTAGCGGAGAATTTAAGATTGTTAGCGATTTAGGAAACTCATCTTGGTTTGGTATCTATAACACCTCGACTTCAAAATACTATGGAATCTCTGCTCAACTTCCATCGCCTGCAGGAACAATCACTTTAGGTGGTTACTATGACGGAGTTGGTGTTGGTGGTGCAACTCATAATACAAACAGCCCAATATTTGCAGTAGTAACTCCTACCAATGCCACTCCAACAACAGCACCCGTTGTTACTTACGATACTGGTGAAACAAGACTTCGTGCGCAGAGTGCTGGATATACACCACTCAAGGTAATTGGCGCAGCCTCGCAAACCGCCAACTTACAAGAGTGGCAGAATAGTGCTGGGACGGTGTTGTCATATGTAACAAGTTCAGGTTCTTTAAGAGCGCCATTCCTTTCAGATTCGGCTGGCACTGGTGCATTTATTCAAATGAACTCTGGCGGCGCAGTGCTAGTAAACACTAGAACTGCATCAATTATTGGGTTTATTGTCCGTGGGCAAACTTCCCAAACTGCAGACCTACAACAGTGGCAGAATGTTGGCGGGGTTGTATTATCAGCAATAGATATAGCAGGCAATTTTACAAAAGGCGACGGCGACCAACTCGTTCTCGCTGGGCAAGTATTCGGATAAAAGGAGAACAAATGGACTACTCATCACTACTAAGTACAGAACAGAAGAAGGCTATCCTTGAACAGCGCATTGCTCAATTCGCTTCTGAAGCATACCAGCACGAACTAAACAAAAAGTTGGCTGGCAATAATGAAGAAGCAATCAAAGCAACAGATGATGCTCTTGCTACCTTAGATTCAGCAATTACATTACACAAAGAAGAACTAGATAAATTGGGTGAGTAATGGCTACCTTTACTAAAACTTTACTTTCAGGTTCAACTCAAGGTCAGCCAATCACAGTAGTTGCAACTGCCTCAACTGGTACAACTATCCACGCAACGGGTACATCTGCAACAATTCTTGATGAAGTCTGGCTATATGCCAACAACACTTCAACTTCACCTGTATTGCTGACAGTTCAGTTCGGTGGCACAGGCGCGGTACAACACGCTAAGCCAATTACTCTTTCTCCACAGTCAGGCGATGTTCTCATCGTTGCTGGCTTGCCACTTACAGGCACAGGAGCCGCAGCAAACACAGTCGCAGCCTTTGCTGCAACAGCTTCTGTAATTACAATTTCAGGTTATGTGAATAGGATTTCGTAATGGCTAACCCAAGTCGCAGAGGTCAAGCGGGTTCACCCGTATCAACAGGATTAACTGGCTCATCTGCAACCCCATTTGCAAACACACATTTCATTTTGCCTTACGGCTTGCGCTTACAACAAACAATCAACGCTGGAACAACCTCAGTAACAATCCCTGCTGGTATAACATTTGTTTATGCCATCGCAGTTGGTGGTGGTGCTGGTGCTTCAAGTGGTTATGGTGGTGGGGCTGGTGGAGTTGCTTGGGGTTGGACTATTGCAACATCTTCTTGCATTGTTGGGGCTGGCGGTGCTTCTGGCGCTAGTGGTTCTTATACTCGTTATGGAAATATAATTGCAGGTCCTGGGTCAATTGGTAACGCTACTTTAGGTGGCGGTGGCTCAAATACAGGTCAAGGAGGAACAAATTATTGGGGAATTCCTGCTGGCACAACAGGGAATGCAACTAATACAAACGGCGCCAATGGTGCTGGCGGTGGTAGTGGGTATTTTTCTTTTACTGCTGGAATTAACGGAGGCAATGGTGGTAGTGGTATTTCTGGCGGTGGCGGTGGTACATCAGGTGTATCAGGAAGTGTAACCGTAACAGGTGGAAATGGCGGCTCAGGTTTGGTAGGTGGCGGCGGGGGGCAAGCAGGTACAACAACTGGAACTCGTAACGGCGGTTCAGGCGGTAATGGATTTAATATTGCAACAGGTGTATTAACTACTGGTGGTACTGGCACGACTGGTACAAATACCAACGGTGCAGGCGGAGGTGGAGCAGGCATAGCGGGCAACGGTTCAAATGCTTCAGGAGTTAATGGTGGTAATGGAGGACTTGGCGGTGGTGCAGGTGGTTCAGGTGGCGCAGGCGGAACAAATGGCACAGGTGGCAACGGAATACTTTACCTTTTTTACTA